TATATCTACATGCAGCTTTTTCTACAAATGGTATTAAAAAGTTTTCTTGGAAATTAATTAAGGTACGTTTGTGTCTTTTAATAATAGCACCTAGACCCATAGATATACCAGCAGCTGTTGCTTCTCCGTTTATAGAACCGGGAATACCAGCTGAATCTATAGCACCTGTAGATTGTTGTACCATAGTTTGTAATTGTTGTGCTTGTGCAAATGTTACTTGGTCTAGTTGGCCAAAGCTCATAGGATTTAAAATCTCTCTAGGATTACCATTAGTTAAAATAGTTTTTCCGGGCCTAACTTCTAACTTAGCACCACGAGGCATACGAGAAGCATCTATACCCATCATAGGGTGTACTGTTAATGCTAAAGCATCAATCCTTGCTCTCATTTCTGTGTCTAATGCTTTTTGTGAGTTGTAAGCTTTTTCACAAATACCACGACCCCAAAATTTAAATGGTACAGTATCCCAAGAAAAAGCAATGATAGGTCTATCTTTTTTCATGTATGGGTTACGTTCTACTTTTAAAACTGTATCATCATTAGCTATAACCACAATAGCTTCTGTATAAGATGTTTTAACACCTTCTTCGTCTTCCATCATTGTTGGAAACTCTACAACCTCTGACTCATCATCTTCAGGCATATCTTCATCTTCCAACAAATCTGTAGGTACTAAACCATAGTATTTAGTTAGTTTAACCATATCCTGTGTATCAGACATAGCAATTTTACTAGCATCTTCTAAGTTAGAATCACTAGCAACACTTTCTATTTCTACGTCACGATAAATACCAGAGTCAATACTTTGTTGTATGCTGTGCATTGATACCATTTTTTCTATAGCCACACCTAATGCATCATCTACATTAGTAGCTAGGGGGTCTATTAAAAAGTTTTGAGGCATGATAGGGTCTATCTTAACTAAAACTCTTTCCCTTTTTTCTACACCGACAGCTGTTAAACCCATTTCAGGTTGTGGTTGACTAGCTGTTTTTAATTCTGTAACTTCATCTAATATTAACTCACCAATACCAGTTCCAAAAATAGCAGAGTTTAATAAACATTCTGCAATAGAACTACGAGCTTTTGCAAAGTGCATATCTTCTTCTAATTGATTTCTTATGATAGCTATATCAGCTGGGTTATTATCTTGAAAGTCATCTTTAATATCAAAGAACTTGCCACGACCAAATGTAGCTTCCTCTATTTCGGCTACGGCTGATTCTACAGCTTGCTGTGTAGCAGGACTAATAAGTTTAGACCTTTCTGAATCTCTCATACTATCTGATTTATCCCATATACCACGCCATATACGATAATACTCATCATGTATTTCTTGGTAATTTGTTTGATAGTGGTCTCTCCACATCATACATTTATCACCAATCCAATCTTTTAAACTCATTTTAGTGTATATTTCATTTTCATTATTCATATTTTAATATCCCGCTATAGTGTCAAGTGCTTCAAAATTGTCTTCCTCAAAATCATAATAATAAGTAACTTGTGCTAACTGGTCAATATATGCCAACGAGTCAATCAAATCATCATGTACTTGTGGGTTAGGGAATTGAAACAGCTCATCTAAGAATTGTATATTCCACTCACCTTTGTTAAGAGTTATAGTACCATGCTCAAACCTACCTTGCAAAGCTGCTACAATTCTATCTACCTTACGTTTATTACCATGTGTTAATTCTTGTATAGTAAAAAATGTATTTCTTTGTCGCATCATATCTGTAAGGGGAGACATAATAGCTTGTTTACTTATCCCCTTTTCAATGCCTACACCTAATGGTTGATACTTTTCTACTGCTTCAAATATTCTTTCTGCAGTTTCTTCAAAAGTCCAACGACCATGTATAATATCATCCACCCACCAACCTGATTCATTTACCTTAACACAAGCAATGGATGTACTATCTAATCTACTTTTCTTTTTCTTTTTAGCAGTAGCATCTTCAAAACCAGCCATATCAATAGCTAAGTAATAACTACCGTCTGTAGGTTCTTGTGTATCCATTTGTATCCATTCTTCTTTGAATAAGTCAGAACCTTGTGCTTCAAAGGAAGCCATAAACTCTTGTCTAAATGCAAAGGATGACATACTTTTTTTAGCTGCATCTATTTCTTTTGCATCCAGTAGGGGATTATCATAAGAAGTAAAATGCCATGCGTCCCATGTATCATCTCCTTCTTCATCTTCCGCATACTTATATAAATCATAAAAATGGTTACGACCCATAGGTGTACCAATAAATAAAGCTCCACCCTTTTGGTCAGCTAGGGCAGGTCTTAATATTTGTTCCCATACCTCTGGCTTCATATCAGCGTACTCATCCATAACTAAGTACTTAAGGGATACACCCCTCATTGTTTCTGGTCTATCAGCACCTTTTAATGATATAGTAGCACCATTAATTAAGGTTACTTGTAAATTATTTATATGTGAACTTTTAATAACTGCATTACCTTTTTCTAGTAATACTTGCCACATAATATCTCTAGCTTGTCCTTGTGTAGGGGCAACGTAAAAAACGTGTCCTGCTTTAGCTTGTAAAGCATAATACAACAATAAATAAACAGCTAGTAAAGTTTTACCTGTACGCCTACCAGCAGCTACTACTTTAAATCTAACAACCTTATTCCATACTTCTTGTTGCCAAGGTAGTAATTTTATATTTAAGTCAGTACTCAAGCTTTACCCTCGTATAGTCCTATTGCTTTAGCTGTAGCTACCATCCTATCCTTTATTTGTTTAGGGGTATCTTCATCTTCATATTCAGCATTACGCAAAAACTCTTGTGCTGATAATATATATTTACCTTTATTAAATAAAGCTACTGCACTAGGGCTACCACCTAAGTCACCACGATATGTGGATTGCACTAACTCAGCTTGTAGTGTTTCTGGCAGTTCATCATAACTAGGTATTAATTTCTTGGTTAAATCTTCGTGATACTTAAAAGATTCCTTAAAAGTTTTAGTTAACCATTTACCTGTTTGTCCTACCCCTGTGGTTTTTATACCTTTAGTACAAGTATAGATACCATCTACATAACCTTCTAACTCAACTGTCCTACATTCTTTGTAGCTTAACTTTCTTTTCTCTTTCTTTTCTATGGCAGCTATGGCTTGTTTACCATGTAGTACTTTAGCTTTCTTTACTGTTGTTTTCTTTTTTTTAGCTGTTACTTTTTTCTTAGTCACCGTCATGGTCAGTAACCTCCACTACATCCGTTATATCCGTAATATCTGTGGGTTCTTCACCGTTACCAATGATAGTTGTTTCACCACCTACACCGGTAATGGTAATGTTTACTGCAGCTTTACCACCCATATTTTTATCTTTGTCAAAGTACGATAAAGGCATAATACGGTCTATTAGTAACTTCCAAGCAGCTGATTGTGATTTATGATTATCATCCAATGCTGCGTTCATTATGCTATCAATAACTTTTCTGGACTTAGGGGAGGCTAGTAATCTAGCTTTGTATTCCCTAATTGCATCTGCATCCCCTTTGGGTCTACCTACTGCACCTCTATTACCTTTCTTTTTAGATTGTATTAAATCTTTTTTAGGTCTACCCTTTTTCTTTACTATAGCTTTATCCGTCATTAGGAGCTACCTCATTAGTTATTTTTTAAACATTTTAGTCATTTGTTGAATACCAAAGGATGCAGCAAATACAACACCTACTGCAGTTTTATAGAAATCAGGCATGGACTCAAGGGCAGCGAAACCACGAGTAACAATGTCTTCGTGGCCTGTAAAAGCTAGTATTAAGGGAATGGAAACAAGAATTGTTAACCACTCATCCTTCCAAGAGTTGTTACTAGCTTGAGCCATAGTTTGATTCCACTCTAGTTCACCAGCAGCTACTTTGCGTGATATTTCGGCTTGAGCCTTTGTGGTAACTAGCTGGGCCTCTTGCCTTGCTTTACTAAGCTCTTGCTTACCCTCCAGCCATGTTTTACCTAAACTTACGATTGGACCTATTAAATTAAGCATTTGTGTTATCCTTTATTAAGAAATCTAAATACTGTCTAGCTTTTTTTAAATCTTCCACACCATTCTTATGTTTCCACCTACTAATATACTTAACCACATTACCTTCACAGAAATCTAGTTTGTTAGTCATAATGTAATCTATGGGTTCTATCCCATTGTGGGTATAGTGTTTGGGTTGTTTTATATTTAACTCTTTATCATCCATAATATTATTATTTTTATGCATAGTTCTGCCCTTAATTATAAAACAGTAACGAGAAAAATAAAATAATAATATACAAGGGGTATACTACTACTAATAATAATTTATACCTTGTTATATAATATAAGGTATTATATCATACTTTTAAGCAAATGTCAATAGCTTATATCTAATGGGATATATAATTAAGTTGAATACCACGTTACCTCTAATAAAGGGGTTATTAGTAACTATGTGTTATTCAGATTTCTGGGGTATTCAGGGGGGTATGCCCTTACACCTAACACTACGTGTCTGGCTGTCCTTTTTCTGCAATTTTTTTAAACAGCCCCTAACCCTTAAACCCTAGTAATTTACTGGGGTATACCCTATCCATTATCTTCTGCTATTTTCGTCTATTATCGTCTATCATCGTCAATAAAAATAGGGGTGTGCAGTCCAAACATTCCCTCTTTTTTGTATGTGGGGTGGTACTACAATAATATTCCCAGCCACAAGCCCCTCCCCCTCCCATAACCATATTAGAATATTATAATATTAGCAGGAGCAAGGGCGGGCTCTCACCCCGAACAGCTACCCAGAATTTGCAAGGGGTGTGTATCAAGGGTGGGAACTTACACACCCTGAAACAATACCACAAAATACCCCGCTTATGTTTTTAAACTAACCCCTTATAAATTTTACTTATGACTACGATAGAAACATTCGATTAGACATTATTATTCTAGCTGTATATTATGCACTCATACCTTATAGGTATGTAGTATAAAGCAAGTATAAATAAATAGGAGAAATAAAAATGAGAAAACCAACAATATATGAAATAAAGGAAAGAACTAAAATAACAGCTCCATATTTTTTTAGTAAAGATACAATGAAATTTTTTAATCAAGCATTAAAAGACTTTAAGGTTGAAAGAGTAGGAGAAAAAGATATATTTAAAATATCCGCCCCTTCATATGATAGATATACAGGAAAACTAATGGGAGTTACAACAAGATATTTTAATCCAATTAATAACACTTTAAATAATGAGGAGAAATAACAATGAAGATTAAAAAAATACATTATGACTACATTAAAAAAGAAATTAATTCTATATTAAAAGATAATCCAAGTCTTATTAATCGTTATGAAAGTGGGGATTTTGCTAGAAGTGATGAAATAAAAGACTTAAACATTCGCTTCAGGTGGGACTTATACTGGTATTGTTATAGAAATATATTTAATAATACTTTTAAAGATAGTATTAATTATTTAAAAGATACTAATATAGATACCGCATTAAGAAATATTGTACCAAATATTCAAAGAAAATATTAAAAGGATAAATAAAAATGAAAAGATTACTAACAGATAAAATGATATATAAATATCATACACCATTA